TGCCTGTTATCTACATTTAAATCTTGAGAGAAATGTTAAAAAGTTCTAGTAAAATAATAGCACATTTTATCTTTAAATGTAAATAGAAAGCAGGTGTGTAACGCACCTGCTTAAATAGACATGAATATGTCATTCTAACTGATTTCTCCCCATAAGTCACCTAATACCTGATTAGGTGGGGCAGAACCATTCCATGTTCTAATAGGCAAGTAATAACGTTGCCCCTCCCGTTTATATAATACCCATAAATAGCATTTATATAACTAATATATGCAATTTTACAAGACTCAAAATTGAGTTCTGCCGTAAAATCATAAACATTTAGTATGGAATTTTAGTTTCACCATTTGATGTTATGTGTTCTTTGCTGCGTTCTGGCTCAGGAAGAGTTGCGATTTGATACAAAACATTTAACCCTAAATTTAACGACGTCGTTAAATTTGAACCTTCGTACTCTTCACTAACTTTCATAAATCTATGCGCTTGTTGGTTGCTTAGCTTCACTTTTTTAGCCACTTACCAAACTCTCCGTGCGCTAAGTCATTTTCTTTCACATGCTTCAATCTTCGGCCAGTCTCGAATATCGACTGACCAGCGATGTTTGAAGTCGTATTTCACGACGTCACACTTACGATTAGCATATCTAGTTACAGAATCTTATCCCCCACTGCAACACAGGGCGTTTCTCAGCGTCTTAAAATAAAAAAACGCCACTCGTAAGTGACATTAAAAAATATCTTTTATAACATATCCAGTATTTTTGTTTGATCTGGAAAATTCATTTTTGTATATAGGTCATCTATAGTAATTGTATAGAAAGAATGTGAATAATTACTTATTAGTTTATCCATATTTTTCATCAATTTTATGTAATCATGTTTATTCAAAAATAGACATAGTGAAATCAACAAATCGAATACATAACTACCATTCATTGTAGGAACGTATTCTTTATCGTATATTTTGTTATAATTGGCGAATATATTAGCTCTACTTTTAGCCCTGTCTATTTTATAATCATACAATCTTTCTTCATGCGCACACACGTTACGAAACATATGTGCTTGTTGTAGTATACTGTCTACATCTGATGGAGTTATTTGAACACGTGTTTTATAATCTCTTTCCAATTTCCTTTTATAGTCTTTAGCAACTTCCAATCGAAGATCATCATCCAAATTGGAATACATTTTTGAAACATTACCTAAAGTTAAATAATTCACCAATATCCATAGTGGCACTCCATTATGAGTATTAATATAATGTTTTAATGGTTTATTTTTTCTATTACTCATAACCGAGCTAAATGTAGCAACCATTTTCACGATGCTATCTGTCTTACTTGTGTCAGATGAATAATTTTTAAAGTATAAATATGAATGTGGTTCTCTATATTTTTCGCTAAAATAATATGAAATTCTTGATTTAATATGAGTTTCAAATACTAACAAATACTCTAATAAAACATTCCTAAATTTTCTATCTAGTTTGTATAAAGAAAAGACTTCTTTAAAATGAGTACCTTGCTTATATTTATCAGGAACCAAAAAATTACCATTAACATCTAGTTCTAAAAATAAATCTTTATAACCATTTATGATATTATAATAATTTTCATTTTCTAAATCTCTTTTAGCACTACTCGGTACTTCCATTCCTCTTCTTCTTAGAATTTTCAATTGTTTATTATGACTTTCAAATGGCTTCATAAATTTACCCCTATAAAAGTAGCCATAACCCGAATAGAGTTATGGCTAGATCGTTATATATATAATACATTTAATTTTATCGGTTGTAAATAAATAAGAAATAACAAAAAGAGATATTTTACACAATTACCTCCTTTATTTTATTGCTACTCCTCAAACCCACCAATATTATCAATAAACACTGGTGTTGTTACATTTAAGTCTACTTTCTCAGTAAATAAGCTATGGTATCAAACTAATTAGTATTAATTTATAAATAGCATAGCTTCATTTTCTTCAATCCTCTAACGGTATATCATCCACAATCACAGTATGGTTAGGATTAGCGTTAGATACATCTTTTACAGTTTTATCTAATTCCTCATCGTCTCCGTCCCATTCACCAATATTAATGAATATAGGGACATTCCCGTTAATATCATGCTTATCTGTAAATAACTTATGGTATTTCCCCAACATATCACGAGCTTTTAAACGATCACTAGGTTTTATTGGTACCTCTATCAGTTCAACATGTTCATTATAGACTAATTGTACTTTGCCACTTTGTGGATTCTCTTTATATTCTCCACGCTTTACTACAACTTCTTTCGTTTCTGTTTCATCACCGACTGCCGCATTCGTAAGCACATGTAGTAACTCTTTTGCGGTTAATACATTCTCATCTATAATCTTATCTTTTTGTTCTTGTATATATTGCTTGATGTGTGGCTTCTTCAATAACCTACACCCTGTCACATGTGCGCTATTTGCGCTATAGCCTGCTTTTATGGCACTTTGTGTTACATTAAGTGTTCTTATATACTCATTCACAAAACGCGCTTGTTTTGCCGTTAACTCACTCATTCTATCACCTCCACAATTTTATCTAATAAGGTTTCATACCATAATCTTACAGATTGTTCTGAACACTCTAAGACATTGCTAATATCTTTAAAACTACGTCCTTGTATTAAAGAATCGAAAATATAAAACTCTTTATCATTAGCTACTTGGTCAACAATCATTTCTAAGTGATTCTTTACAATATGATCATCAATGTTATCGTCTGCCATCCATTCATTAGAATTTTCATCACCTATTGAAAAGAATTCATCGGTATTTATTTCATCATCTATCAACACATCACTTATAGTTCGCTTATGATAATCACAAACGAAGTCTTTTATTTGCTTTTTATCCATTGTTACACCACTTTTACATATGAAGATTGGTGATATGCATTTACTCGTGCAATCTTACTGTTTTCAATTGCTGTATTTCTTTGTTTTTGACGTTCTGAACGTTGTTTAATACTTGCTTGATACAAATCAACTTGTAAGCGTTCAATGACGTTGTAGGGCTTATATCGTCCATTTGAACGCATATATTTTACAACTTGCTTCTGCTCTTTTTCTGTATAATGATTTAGTACCTTTTTCAACAACGCCATATTATTTATAGATCTATTTTTATAGTTTTGTAACCCTGCTTTTGTTTCAATAATTTTGATAACTAATTTTTCAATCGGATATGAGACAGACACGACCCCCATTATTTCATCACATGTTGTGGTCGACGCACTCATATGGTACATACTTTCAATTTGGAATTCACACATCTTAATTTTTTTATTAATAAATGCTGGGTTAAATTGCGTTAATAGTTGATACTCAGATAGTTTATTGTCGCCATTACGATAATATAAACAATTCTTCGTTTTAAGCAGTTTCATTTATTCACCCCTATAAACAGAGCCTACCCGAATTGGATAGGCAATCATTGCTATTTAATAATCCTGTTTTGCTTAGCTAAATTTTGTAGCGTTGTACCATATTGCTTTTGCTTAGACTGTTCTGATTGTTGTAACTCACTTGAAATCTCCTGCATATTGTTTTTAATATCCAAATCAACTGCATTTATTAATAGATTTGTATCTGCTTCATTTAAACCAAATGCATTTGCGACCTTTTTAGTATTATTTAACTCGTATTTTGTTTCCATTTAATTACCCTTTCTTTTTAACGTTTTAAAAACAACTTGTTATTGTGTTCGTATGGCAAATCATTACCATTAATATATGATGTAAATATATTTTCTCTAAAGTAGCCATTCAATGCTTCCCTAGCCTCTTTATCATCATATAATTGTTCTTGACTATAAATACTCGCATATTGCTGATGCTCATCTTCATATCTATCATTAATATCTTCTATTTCATCAATGATCTCATTATATGCATCGACTACTTTTTTTAATTTACCTAAAGCTGATTGCTTTTCTGATTCGTATAATGATGACAACTCGCTTTGATGTTTTAATAATTCAATTGTCTTTTGATATTTAACTTCTTTCGACACACTTTTCTTTGTCTCTAAGCGTTTATTAAGTGCTTTTAGTTTCTTTTCATCAGCATCTGTTGCTTGATATAGGTTATCTGCTTTATCATCTTGTCCATCCATGATTAACTGTTTATATGTGGACTTATCTATCTTTATTTTACTCTCCAATGCATTACGCTCTTGTTCCAATTCTTGTATAGCCTTTTGTTGATCTATTACAAATTGGTTGTATTCTTTAAAGTACGATTCAGTTTTCATTTTTATCCCCTTTACACTTTAATTCGTTTCAAAGCTTCATAGCGTTTCATACTGCCATCAGCTAATTTCTTAATACTTCTCATCGCTTGTTGCTTTTCTTGTTCTGTCGTAATGATGTAATAACCACGTTCACTAGGTTTATAACTGCATCCGATAGGATAGCCATAATCATATACTAATGAATTGATTACTCTTCGTAACCATCGTTCATTGCTTGAATTATATTCATATCCCAATTGATTTAAGATTTTAGTTTTAGTAATATACTTATTGGACGTATTTTTTATCACATTGAAAACTTGCAGGTGTTCGGTGGGTAAATGATACGTCTCTTTTTCTGCGATACTTTGCATTTCTACACCTCTTTCTTTTAATTATTTCATACCTAAATTATACCATTTTTACAGGTCTAAAACAAACTTACGTTCGCTTTATAGCGCGTTTTATCAATTGTTTAGCTTATCATATATAACACTTATAAAATCATGTTATAAACTTAACGTTAGGCTTTTCACATTAACCTAATATAGAACTTAAGTTCGGTAAAATAACACGAACAAACAGCGAACAAACTTAACTTTTAGGCCTATGCCAAAAACACAAACTTTAGCTTGTATTAGCGTTAACAAAGTTCGCACACCTTGCACAAATCTTGCCATTTTTTCAATTCTCAAAGACTGTATACCTTCCGATTTTAAAAGCCAACACCTTCCGAAAACCTTACCATTTTAAACTGCTATACCTCGTATAAAATCATAGTATTTTATTAGGAGCCACACACTACATGTGACCCCTCATAACATTATTTACTCAAGCTATAGTAAGACGCTTTTAGATCATTCAATTTACGTTCTAAAGCCTTGTAATCCTCTTGTGTCGCATTCTCATCTTGTACAAACTCAGTTACTAATTTTAATCCCTCAACTAACTCTGGTGCTGGTTCATTGATTCCCGTAGCTAACTGATACAACATTTCAATATTCGCTATCACATCAGTATTACTTGATTGAATGCCCTCAAGTGTATCTGTATCAAATCCATTTTCTAGGTACTCAAACACATCACTATTATTTGATTCTGCATATGTTTGTAATCCATACATAAAATACTCATCTTCAAACAAATGACTAGCCATCATATCACTAATAGAAAGATGTTTACCGTCATGTAATTCATAACCTACATAATGCCCCTCTATGCTTCTTATAAGCCCCTCAGTGTGCTTAGGTGACGCTAATTCAAACGATTGCCTTACTTTACAATCTTTAATATATACATGTCCGTATAATTTACCTTTCATCATCACGTATACCATATCAAATGGATCATTATATATTTTGAAAGCGAAATGCGTTTCTCTACTACTTTCTAATAAACCTGTGTAATACCTTAATAACGTGCCTGCTCGTGTTTCAAATTCATTTACTACAGTTTCTATGTTCATTGCGTTATCTCCTTTTGAGCCATTTTGCTGAATTGTTCAAACTCACCTGTCTCAGGATTAAATTTTTTAATGCTACATGTGGCTGCTTTATCAATGCACCCCACATCATCACTGTCATAAAAATTAATATTATGCGCTTTACTTAAAGCCATACATACAACTGGTGAATACCATACTTCATCAGCTTCTATATATTCGACAAATAAATTTTCGGGTGCTGGTATAATTTGAATTGGTGCATCATGATGAAGTTGATTATAAATTTTCTCTTTGTCATTCATATTAGACACACTCCGTTTCTTTCTTACTAATAGTAAACGTGACAGGTAGCCAATGATCTGTTTTAATGTTTTTCGAACTTACAATAGGCAAATCCAAACCTTTACCATCAACCATATAAACAATTGGCTCACAAATATCCATCTCAATACGTCTGTCTTTTTTAAGTTCAGCGATAACATCAAACGCTTCTTGATTCCACCCAATCCAAAACACAACATTGGGATGTTGACCACTTGTATATGCGCCGTCACCTTTATAATCAAAGTTATTTTCTTCAAATACACGTTCTATTTCTACAAATGATGTACCAGCATGCGCCTTTATATATTCTAAAATTTCTGACTTTAATTGATTTTTATTCATTTTCTTCCTCCTAATTTTTGATAGGTGTCCCATTTCGCTATTTTCAATATGTTTCAGGACATTGTCAGGACAGTGCTCAAACACCACTCTCCCAATGGATTAAAGTTATCTGTCCCATTGTCCCACTGTTTTATGCCTACACTTATATATTTTTTAATGTGTATATATTATTTTAAAAGTTTAGGGTAAAAGTTGCGGGACACAGGGACAAACATAACATAATGCTTACTGCCACAAGAGATTGAAGGTGTCCTACCATTGTCCGATAATCGTCCCGTTGTCCCGTTATTTTTGTTCTTTGCTTTTTAAACCTTGATAATAGGATATTAAATTAATACCAAAACCATATTGTCTACCAATACCTTCACCAAATCTATGACGCGACTTACTTTGCCCACAATAACTTGTATTTCTTAACGCTTTATCAATTTTTCTTAAATGGTGTTGTTGTGGTTGGTCATCTCGTTTCATCATCACTTTCCAAATTTCCATGCTACATACCTTGTCACGCCATACATAAGCACCTGGTTTTGCATTCGGTAATTCAATCAATTTACCATCACCATATAATTTAATATAGTCTTGGTCTATAACATCATGCGCAGACACTCTTTTTTCTTCTAACGTTCTATACCAATAGTCTGACGGAATAGGACGTTCAAGAAATTCTTCTATTTCTCCAACTAAAGCATCTTTTTCAGAATGAGCTTCTTGGACTTTTAAAGCCATTTCACTCGCTTCTTTATCTAGCAACAATGCTTTATCCGTCGGATTCTCATCAAAATATACTTTAGCTTCGGCAAACATTTGTTGCACAACAACTGGTGTTAGATCGTCAAATGGGCTTTTAGTTGCTTTATTTTTATCTGTCGTAATAGGGAAAAAACGACGATTGCCTGTTTGGTCTTTTAAAAACTCATAGTTATTGGTTGTCCCTACAAACACACACTGTCTAGGATGACGCTCTGTGCGTTTACCATACGAAGCTCTATAAATATCTACAATGGCACTTATAAAACCCTTAATATCTTCAATAGTAGACTTTTGAAATGCCGACAGTTCTTCAATTTCACATATCCAAGAACCCTGCAATTTCTTATAGACCTCATCACCTTTAAACGTTTTAATACTTTGGTTATACCAATGACCTCCCAATTTACTCACTGCCGTAGATTTCCCAACACCTTGACCACCATATAAAATAATCATGGAATCATATTTAATACCTGGCTGATAGATTCTAGCAACTGCACCCATCATCCATTTCTTTGTAACTTCTCGATTGTAGTGATTATCTTCAGCACCTAAATAATCAATGAAGAGCGTTTCAATTCTTTTGATTCCATCCCATGATTTAGATTCAATCATCGATTTAATAGGGTGGAATCTATTTTGATATGCTTCCTTTTCAATTACAGTATCAATAAGATCGCGGCTAAACTGCACATTATACAATTTATCAATATGTGAAATCACATGTGTGGTATCTATATCAGCCCAATAATAATTCGCATCCCCTTTTGACCTCCAATACGGTAGACGTTTCAGCTTGGTTACTTTTTCAAAAGCGTCATATTGTACTAGCCCTTTTAAACTCTCATCATTACACAATATGATTTCGGCATTTGTAGTCGTTTTTTTCAATGCTTGTGTAGTGGCAGAACGCCTTAATTGACTTTTCCAATCATTAGCATTTAAAACACCGGTTCTACTATCAATCATTTCAAACACTTCATCATTTGTTACATTTTCCAAACAAAAACCTCCATTTCTAACTGCTTTTACTATCTTTTTTCAAAATACTTTTAAAAGTATTGTTTACTTCACTTTGATTAATAGGTGGTTTGCATACACTTGCCCACGCACTCACTAACCCATAAACTAAGTTTGGATCTACATACCTACGCAAAAGATAACCTGTAATTGAAGCCAATGTTGAATTGCGCTCTCCCTCACTTACACCAAAAGCTATATCTCGCCAATACGCACTATCACGTCGCGTGTACCCTATAACATTAGGACTAGCATTTGATTGTTCAAGTTCCTTCGACCACTGTTCGAGCATATCAACATCGATAATTGGACAGTCATTCACTCGCTTAATAAATATGTGCCCTTTTTGAATAACTGGTAATGCAAAACATCTACTTGGCTGATATGAACCTTCATCAACTTTATGACCAATTTTGTTTGCTAATACCTTTGAATATTTACGATAATCATCTGCACTTATTCGCTCATTTAGAGGGATATACAGGCGTATTCTAGCTTGTTCAGTTCTGTGCGAGTAACTTGTGTGCCAAAACCATGCAACATTGCTTAAAGCTGAGCTGATTGCTTCATGTAATTGCTTTAAATCATTTATTTCATCGTAATCAAGTACAATCACATCTCTGTATACGACATTAACGTCATTGCGATGCTTTTTGATAATTTCACCATGATCATTTGCACCGTTTTTAATATCACCGTAAACAGCAACACCACGTGCATACTTATAATTTGCTTCTATAGGCACAGACAGTTTATTAATTAACTTACTCCATTTAGGTTTTGAAAAGCTCTTAAATGAACGTGAGTCTAAACTTTCATAATGTACCACTGAAACATGTGTGTCATATTCTAATTTAATTTCATTCATTTTTTGCACCTCTTAATGAAACAACAGAGCAAAGATGTTATAATAAAAATAGTTATTTTTTATTAATTACTCTGTAATTTTTAATTTCTTTGCGTCATCTGATTCCTCGCCAAAGTTCTCAGATGATGCTTTTTCTATTTCATGAAACTTTTGTATAAGTTCACCGAATTCTTTTAAGTACACCTGTAATAACTCAACTGTATGTTCATTTTGTATACGATGTTCTAAATAGCTAGCAGAAAAATTAATATGTTCCTGTTTTGTTTCTAATTCATTTTTGACAAATTTATCTTCAACAAACCAACCATGTTTGATAGCTACATCATTGATTTTTTCTTTTATCACTTCAATATCACACATCAAATCTTTAATTTCCCAATTCATATTTATTCTCCTTTTTCTAATTGAAAATTATTCTTTAATTCTTGTGCGCACCATTTCATTATCAATTCTAAGTGCTTTTCAGGACTGATCTCTGAAACCACTTCAATACCATCAACATATTCCGTGTGTTCATAACTTTCAAAATTATTCATGATACTTAACTCAAGTTGATAAACCACGTGTTCTATTACTTCTTTTTGTTCATTATTCATTTTCTAATCCTCCTGTTAAATTAAATCCATAAGTTACCATCATGCCGTACACACTAAAAGCGACATACATGTTAGATATTGCTAGTAATAATATTGTTAACAATGAAACTAAGCAGATATAAGTTAAGTACATTTTCATTGCCTTGACCCCTCTACTTTAATTTTTGATGAAAATAACTCATCAATTGGCATGTCATACATTTCTGAAAGAATCTGACACTCATTTAAATTAAATATTGCTTTACCACTTTCCTTTAACTGGTAGCGTTGTGGACTAATACCAAGTTTGCTAGCAACTTTCTTTTGCGTGTCACCTTTTTCTTTTCTAGTAATGTATAACATTGGATAAGTTAGTTTTGTCATTCTAATCACTCCTAAAGGAAACTTTATGCTACTTATTAATTAAAAAAAATATCATCAATAGTAATGTCTTTGATACCATTTTCTATTAATTTATTTTTTATAAACACCTTCTCTGAATCTTTAAATGGTGTTATTCCT